TGTCGTCGACGGTTGCAGCGCAAACTGCCTCGAACATTACAACCACTGCTATTTCCGGCGTAACCGGCAGCAATGTCCAAGACATGCTGGCATCGCTGAACACTATCAAAGCAAACAAGGCTGGAGACACTTTTACCGGAAATGTCACGCTAGACGCTGTCAGTCTTGTTTACGACACCGGTTCGTTTAACACCACAATCTCGGCAGCTACCGCCTCAGCGGCTCGCACAATTACTTTTCCGGATCTAAGCGGCACTGTTCTTGTTAGCGGTAATGCAAATATCGTCAATGCCGATGTTTCCGTTAGTGCTGCTATTGCCTATAGCAAGCTTGCGCTGACTGGCAGCGTTGTAAACGCTGACATTGGTGCTAGTGCTGCCGTCGCCTACAGCAAGTTGGCGCTAACAAATAGCATTGTCAATGCTGATATTGCGAGCAGCGCTGCTGTTGCTTACAGCAAGCTCAATCTAAGCAACAGTATTGTCAATGCTGATATTGCTTCTGGTGCAGCGGTCGCTTACAGCAAATTGGCGCTCAGTAACAGCATTGTCAACGCCGACATCTCTTCAAGCGCTGCTATTGCTGATAGTAAACTTGCCATTATTTCTACTGCGGGCAAGGTTAGCGGTGCAGCAATTACCAGCGGTACGATTGGAGGCAGCACTGCAATTAACACTAGTGGCGCAATCGCAACATCAAGCACGCTTGATGTTACAGGTCAAACCACGCTTAAAGAAATCAGGGAAACTATTTATGACTTGACTGGTACTGCTATTGATCCCGCAAACGGAACGGTTCAGTATAAGTCATTGAGTGGTAACACTACATTCACCGAAGCACTGGAGAGCGGGCAGTCAGTATTGCTTCGGCTTGAGAACGGAAGTAGTTATACGGTGACGTGGCCAACAATTACTTGGGTGTCGGCAGGCGGCAATGCGGCTCCCGTACTTACCGCAAAAGATGTGCTGGTATTTTGGAAAATCAGCACAACCCTGTATGGTGCTTATGTCGGGAGTTATGTCTGATGATTAGTAAGCTCTTGCTGCTGGCCGCAACCGGCGAACTCACCAAAGATTATTGGATTGCACGTCTTTCGACAGCAAGCAACAATGAATACGTCAGTGGCATAGCAGTGACCGCAAATAATGATATTTATTTTTGCGGCAGATATCCGACAAGTCCTGGTTATGCGTTAATTGGAAAAATGGACAAAAATGCTAATCTTAGCTGGCAGCGGTCTTTGGGTTCTGGCGGATTTTACTCTTATGCTGCTGTTGGCATAGCTTTGGACAGCTCTGAAAACTCATATATTGCACTAAATGAAAGTGGAGGCGGCACACTTGCTGTTGTCTGCAGTTACTCTTCTTCCGGCTCTATTAGATGGCAGAGAAGAATTACAAATGCCTACATAAATGCTATAGCAACAAATTCAAGTGGCGATACATACATTGCCGGTTATACCGGCAGCTTTGGCGCGGAAGAAGCTTACATAGCAAAATACAATTCCTCTGGCGTGCTGCAGTGGCAAAACATCTTATCAATGGACGAAGGCCAAAGCTCGCTTTATACGGCAATTACTCTTGACGCTAGCAATAATCCCGTTGTGTGCGGAAATTATGCTCCTAGCACTTTTGATCGTTTTTTAACAGTTAAATACAATTCATCTGGCGCTCTCCAGTTCCAGCGGAGTGTTCATACAACTGATGCAAACTGGACAGCAACCGCTATCACAACAGACGCTTCTTCTAATGTATTTGTTTTTGGCAAAGGAAATGACGCCTTAAGCGCAATTAAATATACAAGTAATGGCACGTATTCGACATCTACGATTATTAACCGAACAATTAACAGTGTTGCCGCCGCCGCAAAAGACTCTTCTGGTAATATATATATCGTTTCGACAGATAATATAGGTACTTATTTTTCGGGCACGGAAAGACGCAACGATTTTTATGCTGTAAAATATGACAACAGCCTTTCAGTGCAGTATCAACGTTATTTGGGTACCACAAATTCGGAAACGGCCTATGCAATAGCCGTTCAACCATTTAGTCTTTATTTGGCAGGTGCAGCATTTACGTCTTTTGTTTTTGGGCCGACTGCTCCCAATGGCTTAATTGCTCATTTGGCGTTAAATGGCTCCGGGACTGGCACGCATGGCTCGTATTACTACAACAGCGCAAGCTGGAGCACTGCGTCTATGACTCTTCTTTTTAATACAACATCAATTAGCGACAGCTCGGTAACGCTTACCGAAGCCGCATCGACCCTTACCGATTCCGCCGTTACACTAACAGTAACGAAAACTGACATCTAATGCTGGCTTTTCTCGCTGACCCGCAAACGCCGATTGGGCGCCAGCAGCTTCAAGAGCGTTATCCGCGCGTCAGCTTCCCTGCTGACCTGGAAAAAGCTGATCTCAAAACCTACGGCGTCATCAGCATCCGCGAGGTGCCCATGCCCGAGTGCGACTACCGCACCGAGCGCGTAGTGCAGCTTCCAGTCGAGCAAGTCAACGGCATCTGGACCCAACAGTGGGACGTGCAGCCGCTTTCCGCGGAAGAGCAACAGATCATCATCAACAATCGTGCAGATGGCGTTCGCCGAGAGCGCAATGCACGCTTAGCAGCTTGCGACTGGACCCAGCTTTCTGATACCGGCCTTGACGCCCAAGTCCGCATCAACTGGGCAAAGTACCGCTCCGAATTGCGCAACCTTCCATCGCAAACCGGATTTCCGTGGAACGTGACTTGGCCACAGCAACCTGAGTAACCTGTACTTACGGCACCGGCATCATGATCTACCCAGCTACGTACAATCTGACAATTCTGCAAAACGCAACCTGGAAAGGTTCGTTTCGTGCAACGCAAAATCGTCAGACGCTGAGCAGTATCAGCATCGCCGCTGGCACCCCGACATTTAACTGCGACTGCCACGGCTTAACCGCTGGCGACAAAGTTGTGTTTACGGGTGGCACCACGATTCCGTGTGGTTTGACACTCAACACGATCTACTACGTCATTTCCGCCGGTCTTACAACAAGTGCATTTCAAGTGAGCGCCAGCAGTGGTGGTAGCAGCATTAGCGTGACAGGCACAGCGACCGGCACGTTTTACGTTGCCGAGCCCGTCAATCTGACCAGCTACGGTATTGACGCTGACATCCGTGGACTAATTGACAATACTTCTATCGCAACATTTACGCCAACAATTACAACGGCAGCGGATGGTGCTTTTGAGCTTGTACTGCCCAAGGAAACCGCTTTAACACTGGCTGAAGGACGCTACGGCTACGATGTTTCGCTAACTACTTCAGGTGGTGAGCGTTACTATTGGCTTACAGGTGTCGCCACCGTACAGCGCACGTACTCACGGAACTGATCCATGTCTGACGTACAAATTGCGGTTATCGACCAGCAGGATACGCAAATCGTGCTGGCGGTGCCTGGCGTGCAAGGCGCCACGGGCAGCCCAATTTCTGCTGGTGGCACAGCCAACCAAGTGCTTCGGAAGGCGAGCAGCACCAACTACGACACCGATTGGTCCCTAGTGACCAATGCGATGGTGGACAGCAGCGCCGCGATTGCTGGCACCAAGATCAGCCCCAACTTCGGCAGCCAGAACGTCGTCACCACTGGCACGAGCACGGCTGCATCGTTCATCCCAACCAGCAGCAGTGTCCCCACCAACGGCGTTTATCTACCTTCGGCAAACAACGTAGCCATCTCGACTAATGGTACGGGGCGGTTGTTTGTGGATGCGAGTGGGAATGTTAATGTTGGCACTACTTTTGCAGGATTTGGCAATGGTAGCGGTGTTGAGATTCAGCGCAGCACAACTGCAACATTGCGCCTGACTGGAAATAGTGGGGTTGGTTGCGAGTTTTACAATACAGGCTCTCTGGCTTCTATTCAAACTCGGTCTAGCATTCCTTTTACTATTCAAACAAATGAAGTAGAGCGCCTCCGTATCACATCGGACGGGAAACTAGGTCTGGGGACTAGTAGCCCTGTTTCCCTTCTGGATGCTCAGGGTGACGTTTCTATCACCGGCAATGAAAACTATTTGTACCTATATTCAACCGCAACTGTAGGATCAAATGCACGCGTACGTATTCGAGCTGTTGGTGCTGGCGGCGGTAGCGGATACGGGGGGGACTTCAGGGTTTCAACGCGAGCATCAAACAACAACTGGAATACAGACGCGTTTGTTGTCTCGAACACAGGCGCGGTAGGGATTGGCACTTCTACAGTTAACACCACACTAGAAGTCCTTAATTCTTCGGCGCCAATTATTCGTGTTGGCGACGGCACTCGCCACATGGAGTTGCGCGGTGGTTCCACCACACAGAACGCCGCCATTGGAACTAACTACGCTGGCGGCTTTGACATTATTCAAAACGGCAGCGCAGCAGTCACCATTGATACATCGAAGCGCCTCTTAGTTGGTACGTCTTCCACGTCTAGCAATACAACACTCCTTCTCCAAGGATACAGCGGTACCACTGGTCCTGGTGTGTTGCGTTGCTGCACAACTACAAATGGACCAACTTCAACAGAAGACCTCGGCTATATCATGTTTGGCGATGCCACGCATGTAAATGCTGCGTGGATACAGGCACAAAGGGATGGAGGGACTTGGACTGCTGGATCTAGCTACCCAGGCCGCCTAGTGTTCTCCGTTACTGCTGATGGGGCGTCATCACCTACCGAAGCGATGCGGATCAAGAACTCCCGCATCCTTAATTTTGCCAACACGCCCACTTATGCTGACAACACAGCAGCCAAAGCCGGTGGATTGGTAGACGGTGACGTTTATCGCAAGTCGGATGGCACCTTGATGATCGTCTACACCTGATGCCTGCGCCAGTTAAATCGCCTGATCCAAGCGAACTCTGGTGCTGTGGCTGTCAGCAGTTTTTACCGTTTGACAGCTTCTGGCCAGATAAGCATGCAGGCGCATACCGCGTGGGTCCAGACGGCAATCGTCGCAGCGCACGTTGCAAGGAATGCCGCAACAAGGAATACATCAAGATTGACCCACGCAAAAAGCTGTTGTACAACGCAAACAACAGAGCCAAGGATCGAGGGCTTGACTGCGACTTGACCGTTGACGACATCGTGATTCCTGAACTGTGCCCTGTGCTTGGCATCCCGCTTCAAGCAACAGTCGGTCAAGGCAGGGTTTCGATGAAAGACAACTGGAACGCACCGACGTTGGATCGCATTGATTCCAATGGTGGCTACACCAAAGGCAACGTCATGGTCATTTCGGCTAGGGCGAACTTCCTTAAGAACGACGCCACACTGGAAGAAATGCAGGCAATTCTTCGCTACATGGAGAGTCACCAGCCACGGTGACGAGTCCCCTTCTCTAATGCAGACCCTCGATCAACACAATCAGCAGGCGCTGGGCATGTTCCAGCTAAACACCCAGCCCCATCCCAACGGGATCGCTTGCCCTGAGTGCCAACAGGAGCTGATGGACTCCAACCCATCAGTTTGCCTTACAAGTTGGCCACCGCAGTATGGGGTGCATTGCCCAAGCTGCAGCTACACCGGCACTCGTTACTAGTCTTTGACCCCTCTGGCTATCAGGATTGCCAATAAGCAAGCTTTATTAAGAATCCAGCTACGCCGGGCCGTTTGCCCGGCTTTTTATTGCGTGCTATTATGCTTAAGCTTATTTTTGGCATTATGTCCATTACCCTTGTCGAAGCCTGGGAGCAGTTCGTCGCCGAACGCTCGATCGCGCTCTGCCCAACGAGCCTCACTTCCGACTACAAGCAAACGACCAAGTGGCTCAACCGCTGTCCTGTACAAGATTTTGAACAGGGGCGGCAGATTTTGACCTGGGTGCTGCAGCAGCATCCAGTCCTTTCAGGGCGTCGCGTCGCCATGTACGTACGCAGTCTTTACAGGTGGTCTGTGCAGGAAGACATCGCGATCCTGCCCCGTAACCCAGTCGCCAGCTTCCGCATGCCGAAAAAGCCGCAGCGAGATGAAGACGTAATCGTAATTCCACGCGAAGAAGTTGGAATTCTGCTTGCAGCGCTTGAGGCCAAACTCACTTATCGCGACGTGAATTGGGCGTTATATGCCGAATTTATGCTTCAAACCGCAATGCGCACAGGTGAAGTGCGTGCCATGAGATGGGACGACATCAAGGACAGTCGCGTGCTTGTTCACTCGAATTACACGCTGACCCACGGCTTGAAGAACAGCACGAAAACCAACAAGCGCCGCTCGGTGCCACTCAACAAGAAATGCATTGAAATTCTGGCGCAGGTCCCCAAGGAGAATGATTACGTCTTCCCTTGGGACAGGCTTGCATTTCAAAGCTTTTTTAGGCGACGTGCGGTGCAACTTCATCAAGCCGGCTTGGTGTCTCACGTTTATCGTCCATACGATGCTCGCCACACTGCAATCAGTCGCTGGCTAGAAGCTGGAATTCCGATCACGCAGATCGCAGCCTGGGCGGGTAACACTGCAAACATTATTTTCAAGCACTACGCCGGCACAACCAAGGAGTACGAAATGCCCGTGCTTTGAATCGGTAATCCGCCGTGTCATTCAGTGGCGATACTGCTAAATTTGTTTTATCGCCACTTTTTCTTATGGCAACCACGTTTGAATGGCACGTCGCCAATATGGAGCACTACACCGCCGACGGCGTGGTATTTACGGTGCATTATACGATTGGCGCCAATGATGGCACCTACAGCAGCTCGGCGTATGGGTCTATTGGCCTTGAAAAGCCCGAGCCCGGCGACATGATTCCCTATGCCGAACTGACTGAAGAGTTGGTGGTTGGCTGGGTGAAGCAACACTTCGGTGAAGAGAAAGTCGACGAAATCGAAGCCGCACTGCAGGCGCAGTTGGATCAACAGCATGCACCCACCACTGCACCTGGTCTGCCATGGGCGTGATCATCGCTGCTGCAACATCACTGCTAGCCATCGCCATCATTGGCATGATGGTCTGGCAGTGGTGCCACACCTACGATTGGCAGGATCGCTATAAATAATTATGGCAGTCAAAAGCAAAACCGGCACCGGTCGCGTCGAGCATCAAGCCAGCAAGCCCAAGTTGACACGCCAAGGAAATGGCAAACGGTCTAAGCCACGCGGCACGCGAAAGCTTCTGCGTGGACAGGGTCGCTAAGCTATATCCGTAGCCAATGCTGCCATGATCGAAGTCATAGCCGCAGTGGCCGGCGCAAGCATCTCGGTAGCGGCGATGGGCGCGATGGGATTTAGCCGTAAATCAGACGAAGCTCGTGATGCGGTTATTCGCCTCACGAGTGCCGTTGAACATATTGCAACACAATTAGAGGTATTGCATTCGGATATTAAGGAAGATAGAAAGGAATTTTTTTCTCGCCTTAATACCGTTGAGCAAAGGGTCTCTAAGCTGGAAGTACGTCCACCATCCTGTTGACCAATGGACTTTATTCATCATCCAGCATTTTGGATTTGCGTCGCGGCTGCCTCTGAGCTGATTGCATTGTCGCCGCTTAAAGACAACAGCATCATCCAACTGGTCTTTCACGCCCTGCGCGCACTGAAAGGAAAAAAGCTCTGATCAGCTTCGGCAAGCCCGGTTGGCAGCGTCGTTTAGAGCAGGCCATCAGGCAATGGTGGTTTGAGCTGACGTTGCCGGCCAAGCTGGATCAAGCCGAAGCGGAGTGGCACGCAACGCAACCTGCTGAGCCCGAGCCTGTCATCGTGCATCACGCCATCGACGACGAGCTACAAACCGGTGATAGCCGCCTCCTCGGTGGCGCAATGAGCATTCACGCCCCTTGGACTGATGACGCAAAACAAGATCCGCCTGATTGATCTGTTCAAATATTACAAGCAATTGCCGCATCAATCTGCGGCGTTGGCTGAGCTTGAGGAGACCATCAATAAGGCCAACCCCCATATTCTCGGTCGCGACCAAGGCTGGTTCAAAACCTGGAGTCAAGGCGGCAAGCAAGGCGATTATGCCGCTGCATTCAAGCTGATCAAAGAATTCGAGGGCTGTCACCTCACCGCATACCCTGACCCGTTGTCCGGCGCGGAGCCGTACACGATCGGTTACGGCACCACGCGCTACCCCGGCGGCAGGTCGGTTCAGCGTGGCGACAAGATCACCGTGATCGAGGCCGATATGTTTATGCGGACCGAGGTTGATCAGATCGCAGAAAAACTTGCTCGCACTGTGCCGCACTGGGACCAGATGACAGATGGGCAGCAATCTGGCCTGGTCGACTTCGCGTATAACCTCGGCAGCGGCTTCTATGGCTCGGCTGGCTTCGAAACCATCAGCAAGCGCCTGCGCGAACAAGATTGGAATGCGGTGCCGGCTGCACTTGAGCTTTATCGCAATCCAGGCACCAATGTTGAAGCGGGCCTACTGCGTCGGCGTCGCGCCGAAGGGGCGTTATGGCGTGAAAGTCTGCCGAAACAACCCGAGATTCAGCAAGATCCTGCAAAGCTGACACCGAAATCGCCGTTTAGTGCTCGGTTGACGCCGCACATCCGCTTGGGGGAATTTGCGCTAGATCAAGAGGCAAGGCGGTTTGTAGCGCAGCATCAAGTGGATACAGCAGCAGAACTAGCGGCTTTTCTTGAGCGTGCGCGCTCGGCATTCGGCGGCAAACCAGTGATCATCACTTCAGGCTTCAGGCCGCCCGCGATCAACAAATCGGTGGGGGGCGCTTCCGGCAGTGAGCACCTGTTTAACGCGCCCGGCGTAGGAGCGGTTGACTGGTACCTAGAAGGAGTGGATATTTACAAACTGCAAGAATGGTGCGTGCGCGAATGGCCCTATAGCACCGGCCTTGGCGCGCCTAAAAAATTTATTCACACTGGAATTCGCGCAGGACGTCCTAGGCTGACTTGGCCCTACTGAATCTGAATGATTCTCCACGACACCGAAATCCTGCGCCTCATCAAAGAGGAGCGGATGATCGAGCCGTTTGAGCCTGAACTGCTAAACCCCGCGTCGCTTGACCTCAGGCTTGGTGACAACATCATGGTGGAAGTGGAGCACACGCCAGAGCTGCAGCTTCAGTCGATTGCCCACTGCAGCGCTGAGAATCCTTACTGGCTAGCACCCGGTGAATTTGTGTTAGCGGAGACACGCGAAACGTTCAACATGCCTAACGATGTGTGCGGAATGTTTTGCCTTAAATCTAGTCGTGCGCGCGAAGGTTACGAGCACAGCCACGCAGGGTTTGCAGATTGCAATTGGGCCGGAAGTAAGTTGACTTTAGAGTTGACTAATGCCCGCCGTTTTCACTCTCTTCCGTTATATTCTGGATTAAAAATTGGTCAGATGGTTTTTGTCATAACCGCTGGCATCCCCGATATTGACTACGCAAAAGTAGGACACTACAACAATCAGCCACGTGTGATGCCAAGCTGGGAGCAGTAGTACTAGCTACCGTAGAAGCGAGTCTGGACTCGCCTCATGATGCACCAGATCGATGGCGTCGAACTGGTCAGCAAAAAGGTCACAAAACAACGATTTCGCGCTTCAATTTTTGACGCTTGGCATGGTTGCTGCGCATATTGCGGTCGTCACGCCACCACAATCGATCACGTCAAACCAAAAGCGAAAGGCGGGCTCACGGTTCCTGAGAACTGCGTGCCCGCTTGTCTTTCTTGTAATGCGTCTAAAGGTCACATGTCACTGTGGACGTGGTGGACAATGCAGCACCATTGGAGCTGGCATCGCGCGCAACAGGTTTACGAGTGGATCACTGGCATCGGTTGCCCTTTAAGTGTTCAATATAAATTTGCGCCTGCCATAGATCATTGGCATAGCGACAGATAGCGCCACCTGGCATGCAAGCTGCATAGCGCACTTCACCGATGCCAGGCTCTTCGCCAATTTCGATGTAAAAGCCTTCGCCGCAGTCAATTGCCCCCGTAGGCACTGCAGTCTCTTGCGAATCGGCCACCGGATGCTCTCCCTTCTGGAAACCCTAAATCACATTTTGCCGCAACTGCCTTCCAGTGGATGCATTGCTGACAATATGGATGACTGTCGTCAATCGCACGAGCGTCGGCGTAAAGCTGCTCGGCTTCTGGTACGGCTGCCTCAAGAGTGGTGGCACTCAGTGGCAGGTCAAGCTTGCCCTTTTTTGTCTTAATGCGAACCCGCCAGCCGGGTGGCGCCTCGAAAAGCACCATCCGACCAGCGTGGTAGCGCAGACTTGCCATTCCTACACGGGTATTTCCCGGAGTTTAGAGATCAAGTCATCAATTGTCCCATCATTTGTGATAAAGCGATCAAAACCGTCGTAGCCATCAAGACTGCCCTCGCTGGCATGACCGTGTTCGCGCGGCACGCCAGGCCGCTCGATGTGCCACATTTCGCCGCCAAGCAGTTTGACCATTGCGGCTTCGTTGGGAAAGCGCACGTCATCAGCGACTACGGCGTCGTACCGCTGAGCGCGACCTTTCCAGCAGCGCACCCAGATTTCAGGGTGAATGCACTGCCGGCCCCATTCAGTGCCGAGCGTTTGCAGCATATGCCGCACGCTGACACCAGCGTCGCCGACGACCACCTGCTTGGCTTGATGGACAAGATAATTCGCGCCATGCTTGTCGTAGCCGAGTGATTCCAGCATGGGAATCAGCATTAGCTTGAGAGTCTCGGCAAATGGCACGATCACGTAACCGCGCTTTTCAAGGTCAAGCGCAACAGTTGACTTGCCCGACTGCGGTGCCGGGCTGTAAAGGCCAATAATCTTTTGCATTAAAGAGTTCCAGTTGTGATGTGACCAGCCCGCATGATTTCAGCGGTATCGGACTTGAACCGCTCCCACAGGCCGGTATAAGTCCCGCGCAAACCAGGCTCTTCGTTGTCGCGATCGTACAGGTCGTACAGATAATCCATGAAATCGGCCTTACCGGTCTCGATCTGCCATGGCTGCAGCGGTTCGCAAAGCTTCTCGGCGGTCAGAGACTGGCACGCCCCAATGAACGACTTTTCCATCGAAAAACCAAGGTTTGAAATACGTGTCGACACCCCACGTCAGTGGATGAGCGCCGAATGATCCGACGCCTGCGCTGGGCAGGTACATGCCCTAGCGATCGGCATCAGGCAAATGGTAAAGCCGCTCAAGCTGCATCGAAGCAGGCTCAGGGATGTCTTCATCTTCGACCGCGACCGCCCAGCAGTCAGAGGGATCGGAAATCGTCCACGTCACGGGAGAACCGTGCTCCTTGACAATAATTGCCCCAATACGAGGTGAGCGAACAATCCAACGGATAATGATCGCCTCGATGGGATTCAAGAAAGGGTGGCCTCGCATAATTCGTTTTGAAGTAAAAGTACAGAGCAGTCACGGGCATATTCTGACCCGCCTTCTGGCAGGCCGAGGCCGCAACGACCGATCCAGTGCAAGCATGCCGCACATGGACCGCCATTATGCGCAGGCTTATATTTCTGTAACCGACCCTTCAGGGTCGCTTCAGCTTTGCCTGCATCGGTCTTCTTGTAACAAGCCGGGCATTGCAGCAAACTGGTGGTCATGCGATTACAGGTAATGCATGGCCTTGCATTTTTAGGGGCTGCCATCTGGAAAGGTAACGCGACGGTAAGAGGGCAGGCGAACGATCCTGGGTTCGCCTCTGTTGTGCTGTGCAGCGCCTTGCGGTAGCTCAACTTCAACGGTGAATGTTTTGTAGCCGCATTTCAAGCATTTGCGATGTCTTGTAATGGACTCACTGGTGTCTCTGGCAGTGTGCGTCACGCGCATTTCGTAGTGATCGCAGCTAGGGCATCTCACCGAATGCTGCCTCCGCGATGACGGGGAATTGTTCGGCGAAGATATTGCGGCAAGCTAGAGCTACTTCGCGGTGCTCGAGCTGGGTTTCTGGGCCAGACCTGAGCTGTATATAATGCAGCCACGATCGAAGTGAAGAGCACATGTATAGCGTCGTAGGCGTACACAAAGGCAGAATCCGGCGTGCGGTCTCCTTGGCGATGCCCTCCTCGAGCATCTGCTCGTACAGGGTGAATGACCGCGCGATCACATCACTGGTGCGCTCTGCCCAGTACTCCTGCATCTGAGGCTCAAGCTCATCGATGCTGTTTTGCCGGTTCTTGTGATCCTGTAGTCGCTGATGTGGCGCGTCAGCTATATCAGTTTTGGAATAGCGAGTTGAAAACTCTTGAAATGCAAACGAAGAATGCCGCAAAATCTGGGCGGCAATATCACGCTCAGTATCAATTTGCACGCACATTGTCGCCATTTGGAAGGGTGACCAGTGCGAGTGCTTGATCAGGTAACGCAGCAGCCGAGGCGCTGTCTCGTCGTTCTCCTGATTCGATGGATTGGATACGCGCGCCATACGCACGATCAGCTTCTCCGCATCCGGCGTGCAATGCACCAAACTGACGCGGCTCACTTCACCACCTCCACCTGAGCCAACGGCCAGCGCGCAGCAGCATATTGTTTTGCACGCGCAGGTGATTCTGCGGGAATGCTGAATTTCATGGGCCTTGCGCCTGATTGCTTTACGATTAAATTAAACAATTTCGTTTTAGCACCCGCTGGCGCCCTGCTAATTCCTTCCCCATGCTGCGTCTTGCCAGCATCTTCCTCGATCCAATGCATGATGAAAAATGGAATGGATTAGAAATAACATTTCACCCGAGCAGGAGTTGCAGCATGAACTCGCTGCTCGTTCGATGACGGAGCGTGAGGCTAGCCTCTATCGCTCCTGTGTGATGTACCAAGACCTGCTACAGCAAGCAGTCTGGGAGATCATGCGCCTTGAACTGGCACTTGAAGATCTGCAAGCGCAAGATCCCTCGCTTCGGCCTTGATCTCGTCAAATACAACCTGGCCAAGCTCCTCGAGTAAAAGCTCGTCCAGCCTTTGCTGATAGACGGTCACGAAACTCGTGGGTTGCGCTGCTGGCGTGGGCGCAGCCTCCATCGCCTGCTTTACCTGTGTGGCAAATGCAACGCAGATGCGGCGCTTCTTCTTGACGCGATGAATCCAGTCCTTATCGGCCGGAATTCCTGAAGCCTGCGCTGCAACTTGCGCTTCGTTGACCTTATCGTCCATTGCTTGGACGGCGATCACTAACTCTGCATGCAGTTTGCGCGCATCAGGTGCAGTTAGCTCGTGGATTTCATGCAGCGCAACTTGACGCTCTAGGGATTTGCTGTTGAAAGTAAATTCCATAATTTCGCGAAGTAAGGGGCGACAAAGGCCGCCCCAGGTTGATCAGAAGGGCAGTTCGTCTTCGATGGTCGATACTGCACCGTTAAATGCAGTCGCGACCTGTTGCGCAGCTTGTTGCACCACAGCGGGAGGTGCAGCCACGGGTGCGGGTGCGGGCGGCGCCGCCGGAGCGGGAGCAGCCTGCTGCACACGCGAATCGGGCTTGAAGCTCAAGCTCAGATACGGCTTGCCTGCTTGCGATTGCTTCTTCCAGCCCGAGATCCGAATAGGAATCTCCTGCCGCTCACCAATCGGCTGCCCGTTCATGAGGTACTGAGCAAGCGCGTACGCTTGATCAGCCGGGATGTTCATAATCCCGTCATATTGCGGGTAATTCTTGGATGCATCGTAACGATCACCAAGACGCTGTTGAAGTTGCTCTGCGGTCTGTTGAAACAGCGCGCCACTAGCGGTAAAAGTCAAGAGACTGTCTCCTGGATTTTGGGCTTCCGACCACGCTTCGGACGCAATGCATCCTCAGGGGTTTTGGCGATGCACATCACGTAACAGCCGTCGCCATCAGTGTTTTTGCGCATCGAATATCGCAGCTCACCGTCTTTCGACATCTGGCTGACGACCTGGGCGATCGTGGTCGGTTTGTACCCCTCGCCCGTTTCCGAATTATAGAACGAAACGGAGATCGCGTCACCTGCCTGCATGGCGAGAATTTCGTCGCGCAGTGGACTGGTCTTGCTGCGACGCGCAGTGCGACTGCGCGCCTCTTCCATTGACACCTTCTCGAACTCCGACATAACGCAAAATAAAACGAACTCGATAAATAGACTACACTCTTGCCTCGATTGCAGCAACCAATTGCGTTGCTTCTTCAGCCGTTAGCTCGCCCGCTGCCGTGAGCTGATCAACCCTGGCGCGCATCGCTGGCATTTGATCTGGCGTAGCTTGATGGATCGCATTCCACGCTGTCACGTAATAGCCAGTTGGCTGCAACGTCTGCACCAGCTTTCGCCGTTTTGGTGGCTGCCACTCGCACACCACCTGCTCGCGGATGTCGGGGCTGCCGAACACGCGAATACAGGGCTCGTTCCTGCGCTTAGGGAAGGGCATGATGTCCGTCGTCGCATACAACGTCAGCCGCTTCCCAATCCACTGCTGCACATCACTGCCGAACATCGCCCGGACCGCAACGGCATTCACCTTCGGCAGAACTAGCTGCAATGCGGTTTCTTCGAACCCCATCACAACCTTGTCTTCAAGGCCGCGTTCACCTTCGATCTGCTCCTTCGCAACAGATTTGATCGTGTAATTCGCCTTCCCATTCGGGATCAGGCCGGCTTTCAAAAAACGGCCCGGATACAGCTCATCAAAATTCATTCCAGTCCCTCCAGTTCAAGATCATCAGCATCGGTCGCATTCGCAGGATCATCTGCATGCGCCCAACGCGGTGTATCCATCTCAACGGTGCCCCACGATGGCCAGACTCCGCTCTCCCAGCAGCGCTTCACTGCAACGATCGCTTCCTCACGGCGACGATGACCTTCCTCGATCAGATCGGGTGACAGCACGTTGACGCTGATGTTGTGCGGCCACTGCCACTCATACGCGATCAAAACGCAGGTGTGTGGTGGCACGCCATAGCGATCTGTCCAGCCGGCGCTGTAATGCGCCATCTGCAGGTCATACGCCAGTGAATACGACTGCGCTGCAAACATCCGGGGACTCGCGGACCGTGCCTTTTTAAGGTCCACAAGAATGCCGCGATCAGGATGCTCCACGTCTGGTTTATACCGGCAGTCGACCTCCATCAGGTTGTCGTGCCAGAAATGCGGCTCCTGACCTTGGCCATCCCTTAGCAGTGGCGCCGCATCTGGATCGCGCATCAGCGCTTCCACGACACGCAGGGCATTGTCTTCCCAGTCGCGAGTAATAACCTCGCGACCGGCTGCTTCGGACTGAAACTCGGACCAAATCGCTTTTCCCTCTTTGGTGCGACGATCGCACTGTGGAGCGACAAGGTAGCGAGTGGCGTATTCGTGAGGTTCAGTGATCAGGCAATCGACCAAGCTGCCCTGGCGCATTGCATCCGTGGGCAGGAATGGCTTGCGATCTGGATCGACGTGCTTTGCCCAGTAGTCACGGGGCGTGCCACTAATAATTGTCTTGAGCTTTGATGCTGACAGCGCTGGATGTGAGTGGTAATCAGACACGATGAGATAAGTCGCGAGCGAGTTTTAGGTTTTCGAGTGAGTGGCGGAGCGCGAGAAATGACTCCGCCATCCCGTCTTGCCAGTAAATCTTGCCGAGCACCTGATCAAGCTGGTCTCGAATTGGGACCAATGCGTCCCGAAATTCTTCTGGAGTCATAAGTGGATAAAGGTACCTATAAAGGCTACCATAGCCCTACACGAATTGTCCAGCTCCATGGCCGAGACCTTCGACCGCGAACTGATCTTCTTCATGCACCGTGGTGGCATGAAGGCTGCTGCGATCGCCAGAGCACTGCAAGTGCCTTACAGCCGGGTACTCCGGACGCTTCGGCCCCCAATGTCGAATGACGCCCGCAACGATGAAACAATTCGTGATCAGGTAACTGGCCAGGATCACGAGCCGGATCAGCGCAACCCGATCTGACTCGCGGCTGCAGGGGCTCGCCTTCTCACCCAGCGCTTTTGCGAGCAGCCTCCACACGGCGGATTCCTGTGATCAAGTAAGCGTAGTCGCGCGTTTCCGTGACGCTAGTCTCGGCGCCGCACACGTCGCACTTGCCGATCCAGAAGCTGCTGCACCCAACGCTATAAACGCCATATTTGTTGCCGCATTCACTGCAGCACTGGTAGGCGTTGCGGAGGCGGTCGATAAGGTCATCGGGTTCGCTTGGGCCGTGATACGTGCATTTGCCTGGGTTTTGCATGGCTAGCAACGAGTAATAGTCAATGACGTCGTCGTAGTCGCTCATGGTTTTAGTGGGTCTGGATACGAGGTTTGGCTAGCTGCACTGAGGACAGTCGCAACTTACCTGCGCCAAATTGTTCTTGACGCTTTCGTAGCGAGCTGGAGATCTTGCCAACAGCGCATCGTTGTACGCCTTAGCCGCTTCAATCTTGCAGGTGAAAGTACCCAGCTTCACGAGCTTGTTGTCTACGCCAATCTGCGCAATCCAGCTTTTTACTCCTGCTGACCAACTGACGCCTCTTGCGCCGGACGTATTGCGAGTGCTGATTTGTTGGTTAAGCGTCTGGTCTGAGTAGGTGGCTAGCTCCAAGTTTTCAATGTTGTTGTTGAGAGGATTGCGGTCAACATGATCAACAGTTAGTTCCCCTGGATCGACCCCGTGGTGGAGCATATAAATAACCCTGGAGACAAGGTAGCCCTTGTACTGAAAGCGCACACGCCAATCAAGACGATGTGGTTGACGCCAATTACGCACCAACGTGCCGGCTACATCACCAGGTTTCATAGCGTGGAAGGTCGGCTTAATCCAAATCAACCCACTATCGATTTGGAAATCATTGACAGGAACAACCTCGAAGTGCTGCTGCAAAACTTCAAGCGGAGGTAAAGGAGATCGTTGTGCCATGGTTACGACTACTGGGCTTCAAGTTCGGCGGCGATCTCTTCCAAATACCAGGCGCTTTCTTGTCCAAGTCCTGCCAGTTTGATGACCACCTGATCCGCAGCAGCGCGAAGGGCGGCGGCGAGCAAAGGTGCCATCTCCTCAGCAAAAGCAGGCAACCCTTCTGGAGGTACGTCGTATTTTGTCAGCGTCACAGCCGTTAAAACTGCCTGAGCAGCGGGTGAAAGTTCAGCCATTGGTAATCACCTGAATAGTTCTTGTGCAGTGCCGACGGATAATTAGCCTGTGAAATCCTTCTTGAGCGTAGGTCTGCAGATAACGCATCCCTTCACGCTGTACATCTTCCAGGCTGTTGGCTGAGCCACCGGCTTGCCATTCGCCTTCGTCATCCTCCAATTCCCACTCGTAGTGGTTGTCGTCAAGAATGTCAGTCATTTAAGAGGTGGGGGAACTGTCCGGAAATTCCGGAATGTTTAACACGTTCTGGCAACGTGTAAGTACGGCTTACAAGTTGGCAAACGCAGAGGTTGATCGGACTAATCTGGTAGGGGCAAAGCGTCGGCAGGAAGCCAGTGGCTGTAGCAAGCTGTGCCGCCACGGATGCGGAGCAATGTCCACATGCCGCCATAGCCGTCCTCTTCATCAGGCTCGTACCACCAGCACAGTTGATCACCTGGCAAGCGCTCGCTCACTGGGATGGGTCGCGTCGGCCCCTCCGGCTCGGGCTCGGCTAAGGCGACGCGGGCCTGAATCATCACAGGGCTTAAGTGCATCCGCTCTGTTGGGATGCCACTGTCAATAGCGTCAATCAACTCAGCGCACAGTTGTTTGTAATCGGTCATGGTGGTAGTGATGTTGACATGTGGGCTTGAGGTTTGTGTTAGTCACTAAGCTGCCTCATTTGCTCTTCCATGTGGTCTGCCCATGCCACTAGATCGCTAGCGCGGACAAGTTGCTCACCGGTATCAGCCACCCGCCAGTGAACTGAGGCGGTGTCGCGCAGGGCTTGGTCGATCACCTTGCGAATCAACAGGACTGTGGCTCGACGGTGAAGTTGATGAGTTAGCGTGTCAGTGACAGAGGCCGGCTCCCTGTCGTCGGACACAGCCGGTCCATCTGATTCAGCCAAGGCAGCGTGAGCGATGTCCGTCCACTGCTGAAACACATCTTTGTAGCGATGCGGCCAATCGGCTTTTTCAAGGCAGTCGGTTAGCTCAACGCACAGGGCACGAAAGTCAGTCATCGAGTTTCTCCAGTGCGCGGCGGATGGTATCTGACTGATCGGTATTGCCGTAACACTCAGCCGCAAGCTCCGCCAATGCTTGCAGCGCCTGCTCCTTCAAGCTCGGCGGCTTGGGGCGGCGGGCGGTGCGAAACTTTTCCAAATCCTTTTGCATCCAAGTCTCCATGCAATAAAACGCAGAAAACCATTGCAAGCACGCCTCCAGCTCCTGATCAGCTCCCCAGCGGGCGGCTTGGGCGGCAAGAGTAAGCTCAACATCGCTCACTTCACCAGTAATAGTGGTGCTGAAATAGGTGCCAAGCCATTGCTTGACCAGCTCAGCAGGCGGAGTAATCGGGTGTCGGTCAGTCATTAGTTGTAGGAAGCGGAGGATGTAGTTGTTCCAAAGCGCACAACATGCACCAAGTGCCTTCATGGCCAGGGATAGTGCTGCTGATCGTATGAGGGTGTGTGCCGTGCTTGGGACAGACAACTTTCGTTGGCGAGTAAACGATTGTTGGACACGGGTTGGAAACCTTGAGGTCAAGAAAGGGAAGGTCAGTCATGAGAAAGAGAAGTGTGTAGAACTAATCATCAGCCAGCTCCTCCAGCATCTGCTGGATATCAACATCCTTTAATCCCTTGGCAACGCCCTTCAACAGGCAGTAACCCACAAGTCCAGGGAAAAACAATCCAATAATGCCGCATGCAAGCAAAAAGAAGCGGCCTTTAAAACCCAGCACATCAGCGCAGGTCTTCATCAACTCAGTCCCCTTGCTCATGCCGCCACCTCCCGCACGCCAAACTGCAGCTCAGCCACCTTCGACTCACGCATCTTTCGCAGCCAACGCCGCTGCTCACCATCCCACCTAAACCCAGCATCCTTCGCTTTTTGACGGTCGTCGTAACTCACCATCGCCATATACAACCGCTTCGGCTCCAGCGCTTGCGTAATCAGCAGCTCCAAATCAGGCTCGCGTTCCATCACCTGTGCCAGGTAAATGCAATCGGTTAACGCACGGTGCGCTGCCCACACCGGTACGCCATAGGCAAGCGCAAGGTGCGTTACAGCAGGGCGACTGCGCGTGACACGCGGCCACTCGATGTCATCCATCGTGCAGATCCACTGCTGACCGAGCGCAGGCAGCGAGCCGTGACCAAACCATTGCCGATCAAACTCAGTGTTATGAGCCATGATGTAATCAGCCTGTTTCGCCATCGCATAGAAATACTCCATGCCAGCCCTGGCAGCTTGCGGCCGTTTGGTCAGCTCCGCCCTGATCCCATTGATGTGCGCAACTGGATTCTCATCCGTTGGCAGCAAAAACGAGCACTGCCCTAAAACAGCACGCTCATCAACGCTAAACAAAATTCCACCCACTTCAATGCAACGCGCATCAGCAGGCGTGAGACCAGTGGTCTCCGTGTCAACAATTAGTAAATTCATCGGCGTAAGCGATTAGAAAAATCGAAGCTATAACCTTTGCTTTCAGGTTCGCGATACGTCCTACCCTTGCAAATGTCACAGATGCAGCTTTCGCTGACATCAAATGATCTAGCAATCGATAGCAACGTCTCGCCACCTGCCCGCCTGCGCTTGATCTCATCGATCTGCGCGTCAGACATCCACCCCGTCTTGCGTCCCCGCTTGATTGGATCTTGATCCAATGGTGGGCGCCGACGAATGCGACGAATTACACCAGTCAGCGATGGATGCACATTTACAATTCGCGAGATGGAATCGTAGTCATACCCCTGCAAGCGAAGATCCCAAATACGGTCTTCCTTGATCAGCGAAATGCGTTGCTTCATGGGTTCAGCAGCACTGCCTGTCCGTAAAAAGGCGCAAGGCTTGAATTCATCAGCTTGTGCCTGGCTTCAACCGCAGTCACGGCCATAATCACCTCGTAAAGGTTCAGCGCCGGGAAAGCAAATACGAAACGGCGGTCACTCATTTGCTAACCCACTCCCCGCACCAGTCGGTGGCTTCCGTGGGCGGCCAGCAGCCTTGCTCCCAGTCAGGATCAATCAAAGGTCCATAACGCCTGCATTCCTGCTCCCGCCAATACCGACACGTTGCGCAGAACTGCTCGCTGATCGGGATATCAGTCATGCCGCACCACCTCCTGCGTTCCGCTATGGGTGGGGGCGTGATGCGCACCAACCTCAAGCCCGATCATCGCGAATGCCCATGCCGCGATCACCAACGAGCAAAGATCACCAATCTGACGTGCGTTCATGGTCAATCCTCCGACAACCGCACCAACGTGTGCCCAGCCAGCATGCCGCGCACCTTGATCAAGGCATGCGCATAATCACGCGCCTCAAGCTTGATCGTCTTCACAAGCTGCGTTGAGCGGCTCCGAACAGTGGCGACAAACTGCCGCTCCTCCTTCAGCCGTCGCAACACCTCTGCGCGGCCAGGGGATTCCGGCACCCCGCCGCGCTCCAAAATCTCAGTCCAATCCATAAGAGGTAAACCTCGAGGGCTCCCAAAGCCTACCCCAAATCTGGCTTAAGCGCAATGTCGCGCATAATCCGGGTCGGCAATAGGTAATGCAGTCGCATTGCCCTTGTGTACCACCAGCTCGTCTTCAGCGCTAAGCGTGACCTCGACGCATGGATCGCGCAGCACCTCCCTGCCCTCGCAGACGACACCAGCAGCCACGAAGCGGAGGAGATGGTCCTAGCACTCAGTCGCTTTGCTCGACTCGCTCAAATTCAGCTCAGCGCCATGCAGGAGCAATGGACTCAAGACGAGTGGACACGACGAAATCAAGACACTGAGTCGCCAATGTGAAGATTTTGTCGCACCAACGTCTCTGCATCCTCCACGCTCCGTGCCACACCCGCTATCCCACCCGCAGCACGCACCACCTTCAGCCACTGCTCCTGCTCCGGCCGCAGCCTCCCGCTCGGCGTCTTCACCTCAATACTCGTAAAGACAGCCACCCGCTGACCCACCATCTCGGGCGTCACCTCAACCGTGCGCCACCCCAGCAGGTCGCCGCCACCAGGATTGCCAACACCAAACTCAACCCACCGCCCAGTCCTTGGATCCGGTAATTTGCCGCAATTATTGCGAAACAATCTGAGATACGGGAGCCTCCCCAGCGCCAACCTGATTCGCTGCTGTATCGCAGTCTCGCTCACTCCGAGCCGTGCCTGTACCTCTCGCTACCGTAAGGCAAGTTGCGGTCGGTGCATGCAAGCGCACCTCGTTGAAATCAACGCCAAAGTCATCGTCCGCAGTGACACCCCCGCAGATGAGCTGCCCGCCAACATCTATTCACAGCTCTCGGAATTCATCCACGATGATGACGACATCATCGACTTAGACGTAGGCGTATTCGTCCTTCCGCGCTGGGACGATGCGCCTTCCTCGAAGTAAACGCGATCAAATCCACCTCGCGTGGAACTTTGAATGCGCCTACTGCGGCGAATCCCTTGGTCGCTCCGGCACTCTCGATCACATCATCCCAAAAGCACTCGGCGGCTCAGCAGAACTCCACAACGTCATCTCCTGCTGTCTCGCTTGCAATTCCTCCAAGGGCCATCGCGACTGGATTACCTGGTATCGCACTCAGCACTTCTGGACCGATACCCGTGAATGGGCAATCGTCCAATGGCTAGGGCAAAATCAACCACGCCATCCAGAGCAGAGCTGAACACACGCCTACATAAGCAGCGCACAGCTCAAGAATCAGCTTCAAGCTCATGGATCAATACCTTTAGCTCCATCACATAGTTACGCAACCTCGCCGCTAGGTGTATGTGCCTAGCATCACCTGTTTCGAAATACGCACAGTTATGACGGTCGACACCCTGTAGCGCTTCCTTGATCAGCGTGTTCCATGGGGCTCTCACCGGAGTATTCCACTCGCGGCGGCTCGCTTCGCCTCCCGTGCAGCCATCACGCGACGCGCCCATCCTGGTTTGTATCCCCTATCGCGGGCGATCGCTTCCAATTCTGCCAAAGTTCGCGCTGATGCTTGCTCTTTTTGCTTACTCTTAACCTCCGATCTCTCCAACGCGGCCGCTTCTCGCATCGTAAATTCCACCAGCTCACCATCAACCTGTTGCGGACCATTACGCTGAATCGTCGTATAAATATGTCCGCACATCGGACACACTGGCGCTGGTTCATGCACCCCAAAACACATCGGACACTGCTTCACCGCAGGCGCATCTGATTTCTTTTTCTTCTTCCTTCCCTCCAAGCTCCACTCACGCTGTATATCAGGCATCCCGTGCTCAAATACGCACCCAGCATGATCAAGCACTGTGCAATGCTCCTTCCCTGGTGCCAGCCTTAGCCCCCGACCAATTGCCTGCAAATAAAACGTCAAACTCTTCGTCGGCCGCAGCAAAATAATGCACTCGATCCCAGGTACATCCACACCTGCTACCCATAGCTGCGCGTTGCACACCACATCAAGCTGCCCCGTCCGCAACCCTTCCAGCGCAAACTTTCGCTCATCGTTGGTTGACTTACCAGACACCGAAACCGCTCGATACCCCGCTCGCCTAAAAGAATCGGCAACATGCTCGGCATGTTTGATGCTCACACAAAATGCCACCGCTGGCTTGCCGCTGCACATCTTGCGGTAATGCTGCACTGCATTACCTGTAATCACGTTGCGATCAACAAGCTCCTCAAGTTGATCCAGCGCATAATCTCCGCCCCTGGTCCTGATCTCGCTTAGGTCAGGCTTACTTGGCGCGAAATACTTGATCGGTGACAGCATGCCATCGCCAATCAAGTCACCAGTACTACAAGTGGGGATGATGCAATCAAACATCTCCCCCAGCCCCTTGCCATCGAGCCTGCATGGCGTACCAGTCAGCCCCAAGATCGGCGGATTACCTGCAGCTTCAATCACCTTGCGATACGTGCTCGCAACCGCAAGGTGGCACTCATCAACGATAATCAGCCCAGGCTTAATTGAAAACGATCTGCGCATCGCCGTCTGTACCGAAACCACCTGCACCTGCTCATATAAATTCCGTGGCTTACCGGACATGATGAAGCCATGCGAAATATCAGCGCGCTTCAGTCTGCTTGACGTGTCCTCAAGGATTTCCCTGAGGTGCGCCAGAAACCAAACCCGATTGCCCTTCGCAACGGCCGAGCGGATAATCTCAGCCGCAGTAAAGGTCTTGCCAGCACCAGTCGGCGCACAGAGAATCGGCGCTCGCCGGCCGCTTGCATAAGCAGCGCGGACATCGGCGATGGCTTTCTCTTGGTGGGGGCGAAGCATGGCAAAAATAAGGATAATTTTTTCTATAATAGCAGATCCCAGTCGGCGTCGGCATCCTTGCCGTGAGCGGAATGCCAAGCCTGGTGCTCCTGCTTGGTCATCACGACCAAGGTGGCCTCACGCTCGTGAAAGGCATACCAAGCCTGTGCAACTTGCTCTGGAGTAAATCGCTTTGTGCCGATGCTATCTAAATCGCAGACAGAAATCTCCCCCAGCGACCTTACGCCAAGCTCATCCCAGAAAAACCTAAAAAGCAAAGATTGAAAGCTTTCCTTATCGTGATGAACATCAAGGTCACCTGTCAGGACACTGCGATGCTTTAACTCTTCATGCAGAGGGCGAATAATGTGTCTCGCAGCCAGTTTGATATCTCTTAGCTTTCGCCTCCTGTCAAGCGATCCGCTATCGGCGTAACCAAACAAACTTCGATCAAGCTTATAAGAAAAAACTTCACTGTCGCCATCCCCATAGTGAACCCAAAACTGATGCTGATCAGTTTTGTCTCGATATGGAGGGACATCAAGATTAAGTTCAACAAACACTGCCTCCGGTTCGCCGTGAGTCGCAAGATGCTCCTCCCACTCCTCGTGCCACCTGAGGTAGGCCATCGCGTAGTCAAGCTCGTCCCCCTCCAGCGGCATGCCTGGCTCGGCCTGCTTGCGGATCTGGTTCATGTGGGCTTCGTAGTCCCGATAAGCCTTCCACTGCCTTCCGGCTAGTGGTGGGCAGGGTTTTTGGCGTCTTGCCGCCATACGTTGAAATACAATGCCTCCGAAACGTAACACAAAGCTCGCGGACCGGCTACGATGCCGCCTGAGCCGCCCTTACCGCTTGAAGCCACTCAGCATCCGACTCCCCGAACGCCAAGTCGCCTGGCTTGACCGCCAAGCTGGCGACATCGATACACGATCTGCCCTCATCCGCCGTCTTATCGATCAGGCCATGAAGGCCGCCATACCTACCCTTAAGTAATGCAAAAACAATTTGATCGCGATGAGGCACGCGCCTTCATTCGCGCACTGCGCAAGCCCGCAGGTGCCATCCGCCTGCGTGCTTTTTACCATTCCGAAAACCCCGCCAAGCAAGGAGACTCCGGTCGCAAGGGCGGCCCCGATCCAGCACTCATCCAACAGTGGCAGCAAGAGGGTCGCGGCATTTACGTCGTCATCAATGACGGGGGCGACAAAGACAGCGACATCACCCATTGCCGCGCAATCTTCTGCGAATGGGACGATCGCCCTGTCGAATGGCAGATCACAGCCTGGCAAGAGCTCGGCCTTCCAGAGCCAACGCTCCAAGTCGCAACAGGCGGCAAATCAATTCACAATTACTGGATCTTCAGCGACACGATCTCACCAGATCAGTGGCTACCACTTCAAGCTCGCCTGCTCGAATACACACAAGCAGATCAAACGACACGAAATCTTTCGCGTGTTCTAAGACTGCCAGGTACTTTCTATGCAGATGGTTCCGGTGCTTTATCTGATCAGGTAAGCATTATCCACAACTCTGAAAAGTACTACACATACGATCAACTTGATTCCGCCATACCCACCGAAGAACTCCAGCAAGAAATCCAGCAAGCACAATCATTTACGCAGTACGAAAAGCAAGATCTTGCTGAAATCGAGAAAGCGCTGAATCACATCCCCGCCGCTATTCCTAAGACTAAAAAATATCCCTTTTATCGGAATTTGCTCTGGGCTCTCATCAAAGCCTGCGAAGAAGCAGGTGGCACCGTCGAAGATGCCAAGCGCCTCATGAAGCGCCACAGCCCGCTCTTCGCTGAAATCGATCAGGTCGCCGCATCAACCTTCAATCGCATCAACGCTGCCTCCTTCTGGTACTGGGCTCGCAAAGACGGTTACCGCCAACCCAAGCGAGTCATCGAGCCACCGCCAGCCCTCAAGCAAGCAGCCGCTGAACCCGAAGCACCTCCCGCTGGCTCCACACTTCCCTTCCTCCTCCTCGGTCATGATCGCGGCACCTACTTCTACCTCCCACGCGAGTCCTGCCAAGTTCTCTCCCTAACTGCCGCACAGCACAACAAAAATCACTTCTTTCAGCTAGCGGACATCCAATGGTGGATTGATGGTTTCGCCGACGAAAAGGGACGAATCGACTGGGACTCGGCTGCTAATCACATCATGCGTACCTGCATGGCGCAAGGCATCTACGATCCCTCCCGCGTGCGCGGTCGCGGTGCATGGGCCGATGCAGATCGCGTCATCCTTCACCTCGGCAATCGACTCGTGATCGATGGCACCTCGTCCGCCATCACCAAGCTTCCCAGCTCTTTCCGCAGCTACTACTTCTACGAAAACGCCAAAGCCATTGATGGCCCAGGCTCCGATGCCCTCTTAGACGATCTCGCTCGCTCCATCGCCAATATCGCCGAACGCTTCCGCTGGGAAACTCCCGCATCCGCTCAGCTCCTCCTCGGCTGGATCGTTCTTGCGCCGGTCTGTGGTGCGCTGACCTGGAGACCTCATATATGGATCACTGGTGGCGCTGGCACCGGTAAGACCACCATCCTCAAAACCTTTATGAAGCCACTCCTCGGTGGCATGTTTGAAGGCGCTACCGGCGGCACCACCGAAGCCGGCCTGCGCGGTCAACTCAGATCTGACGCCATCCCCATCGTCTTTGACGAACTCGAGCAGAACGAACAAAAAGATAAGCAAATTGTTCAGAACATTCTTTCGCTGGCCCGGATCGCGTCTTCAGAAGGCGGAAAGATCTATAAAGGCACCGCAACCGGCGGATCCAACACCTTCGAGATCCGCTCCATGTTCTGCGTTTCCTCGATCAACGTCGCTTTGGTGCAGCGGGCTGACCTCGATCGCTTCTGTGTTCTCAGCTTGAGACGCGATGAGACCAAGCGAGACGACTGGGCTGAATTCGAGCAGGAGATCCTCGATACCTGCACCGAAGAGAACGGCAGGCTTCTCGTGGCTCGCACCCTTAAGCACATCCCCACCATCCGCAAAAACGCCCGCACCCTCGCCACTGCTTTGTCACGACGCTTTGGCCAGCGCTTTGGTGATCAGTACGGCACCCTCCTCGCTGGAGCCTGGAGCCTTGAGCCGGACGGCGGGGGAGAGCTGTCGCTCGAGCAAGCCCTTCAGTGGATCGATCAGATGGACTGGCAGTCGCGCGAAATCGACGCTGAAGACGCCGACGAGAACAAGTGCCTCAACTACGTGCTCCAGCACCTGATCCAGGTTGAAGGGGGCAAGCGCATGAGCGTGATGGAGCTGATCCAGCTCGCCAGGCGAGGGGTCGTTTATGCGCTGCCGGGCAGGGACCAGGCATCGGATGAAATTGAAACCATTCTCGGTCGCTATGGGCTGCGGGCCATGCACCGAGAGCTTGCTATTGCGAATAGCAGCACGAATTTGCAGGCGATTTTGAAGGACACGCCATGGGCAGGGAATGCATATCGACAAGCTCTTCGGAGGGTGCCGGGAGCATCCGCAGCGAGCTCGCCAATTCGTTTTAAGGGCATGGGAGCGTCTCGAGCCACCCTTGTGCCGCTTGAGCAATTGGAACCCCATGAGTCTCACGTAAGTATCACTTGAGACGGCTGAGACTGGCAAAGCGTTACAAAGTTACGGTCACCGCAACAGCGAAATCCCTTGCAGCGCAAGGGATGTTACGGAATCACGGCTTGTAACGCTTTTCCAGAAGACACCCCCATAGATACCCCTATATATATTTATACCCAATTATATATACAGTTTTATACACCCCTCTTACTACTACTATCTACTTATAGATAGATAGATGTTACAACGTTACAAGCCTTACCCTCACTGGGATCTCGGCGTTACGGTCACCGTAACGGACCGTTGCAACGTAACAAGCCCTTTCGTGGCGCTGGATGGGGCCTCCCGCCACACAACCGGAGAAGCCGCGCGCGCAACCCGTGGCCGGAATTTCCGCCTACGGTGGTGGCCATGGCCCGCACCATCGAATTCGACGCCCAAGCCTTGATCGGTCGCATCGATGCGTTGCGTGGTGCGCAGCTTCCGTTTGCGGGGAATCGGGCACTGAGGCAGCTCGGTTTTCAGCTCAGGCAGGACCTGCAACGTGAGATGCGGGACAAGTTCCAGAACCCGGTGCCGTTCACGCTCTCAAGCCCGCGTTATCGCGTTGATGGGCTGGAGCTCACCGTGTCGATCTCGAAGGACGGGGCGAAAGGTCAGGATCCGGCGCGGTATCTGTTCCCCGTGACTGCTGAGGGTGGCGGTGCTGGTGGCGGGAAGCCTGCGTACATCACCCGGTTCACCCGAGCGGTGAGGGCGCTGGGGATTGTGGATGCGAGCTACTACGCGATCCCGTTCCTGCAGGGCCGTGGCGTGCGGGTGAATGCTTACGGGAACATGACGCCGGGGCAGTATCAGCAGGTGCTGCAGGGTTTGAAAACGGGCACTGGCGCTGGTCGTCAGGGTTCGCAGTGGCGGTATTTCTCGGTGCCGGATGGTCGGAAGCCTGGTAAGCGCGGTGGGTTGAAGCCGGGCATTTACCGGGCGAAGACCGGTGACGTGCAGTTGCTGTTCACGTATGCGCGCCGGCAGCCGACAGTGCCGGTGCTGTTCGACTTCGAGGGCGTGGTGCGTGAGCGGTCGGAGACGCTGCTGCCGTCGCTGCTGAGCAAGGCGCTTGACGATGCCCTGAAATAGCCGCTACAATTCGCGGTGTTATCGCTTAGTGGTTATGTCGGTTGAGTCGTTACGCAAGCAGGTGCGACAGGCAGATGCGGCCTATCGCGCTGGTGCGGCTGTGATGTCGGACGCGGAGTTCGATGCGCTGGTGGCTGAGCTGCGTGCTGTGGCGCCGTTTGCACCAGAGCTGCAGGAGCCAGGCGGTGGTACCGCGCTGCTGTCGCTGGATAACTGCCCGCTGGAGGACTGGTGGACGGGTGCGCCTGTGATTGTGCAGCCGAAGATTGACGGCGCTGCTGTGGGGCTGCGGTACGTGGGCGGTGAGCTTGCGGCGGCGTGGACCCGTAGCGGCCGGGACTGCATGGCGGTGTTGCGTGATCTGGTGCCGGCGCAGGTGAGTGAGCGCGGCGTACTGGACGTGCGTGGTGAACTGTGGGGGCATGATGGCCGTCAGAGCGCGCCAGCAACGGCTCTAAGGCGTATGAAGGGCGGTTCAGGTGGTTTGACCTTCACGGCATTCGGAGGCGCTTTCCAGGAGCTCACAGAGGTCAACGCGATGGCGCGGCTTGAGGGGCTTGGGTTTGACTGCGTGGATTCGCTGTTCACTACCCGCATCGACGAGGTTGAGCTGCTGCATTCGCGGTGGAAGGCCGGGAAGCTGTGGAACCGCCCGTTCGCGACCGATGGCGTGGTCGTGAAGGTGGTGTGCCGTGAGCTGCAGCGCGAGCTGGGTGAGTCGAAGCGTGCGCCTTTCTGGGCGTTGGCGGTGAAGTAGCCCGCGCGGCTCGCTTGCTAACTCTTATTTCCTTTAATCATGAAACGCACATTGATCTTTTTTGCCGCAATTCTTCAGCACTTGGCATCAGTGCCGGCGGAGGCGAGGCCAGTTACCGCAACCGTTTACGACGGCTGGTATCACGGCCGCGTTGAGTACTGCGGCGGCACTTATCAGCACTGGGGCATCAGCGCCGCGCACCCGTGGTTGCCATGTGGAACGCGGGTGACGGTGCGGCATCGAGGGCGGGTGCTTGTGGTGCCGATCAGGGACCGCTGTGATTGCAATTCGATCGATCTCAGCGCCGGCGCTGCGCATCGCCTTGGTGTGCCGCTGGATGGCATCGCAACCGTGCAGATCTCATATTGAGACTCACTGCGCTGGAATGAGTCTCAATGAGACTGGCTGCATGGGTTGACGCTTCCGCGAAATCCATGGCATAATTCACGGCATGGGGCACGAGCCCCGCTTACCGCTTACCTCTTGGTCCCATGAAACTCAACGACACCCAAGCTCGAGTCCTGCAGCAGATCGCTAACGCCGAGATGCGTAGCCCGGAGCAGATGCTTTCCCTGCTGCTTGCAGAAGGCATTCGCTTTTACTTCTGCGATTACCAGCCCCAGTCAGGCGAAGTTGACCCTGAGTCGGCTGAGTTCATGCTGAAGCAGGACGCCATCCGTTGCGTCATGGGTGGCAGCAATGCTTGATCGCGATCAGATTATCGAAGCCCTTAAGGAGGGCAAGACTTTCAAGGCTTACTGCGCCGAAGACGACTTCTGGCGCACCTGGCAATACGACGTAGCCGATGGCGATGTCATGGGATGTCGCGGCTGGGGCAAGGTCGGGCACGGCGCTGACTTCATAGGTCTCGAGCTGGCTGCCTGCGAAATCATCACCTGCATGAAAAGCGACCGTTTCCGTACCAACTGATGAAACCGATTACCCGTCACACCCGTGCTCCCAAAACGGGAGCTTTCATCCGCTGTCCCTATTGCCAGGGCGTTAGCCGCGTCACGCACTTCTGCTGGAGCGCACTCGGGTGCGAGCACTGCAGCGAGATGGTGGCCAAAGACCGCTGGGCTTACTGCGACCGCTCCGAGGTGGCGCCAGTTGAGATCTTGAAAGCTGGTGCCCCCGTCACCCTGCGCGATGGCGATGAGTGGTGCATGTGGATTCCAGACCGTGATCGCGTGATTTCGATGTACGGCACTGGTGGCAGCCGCTCCACGATGCGCAACCGCGTCGAGGGTCGTATTCAGGTGACGCCTGAGGTTGCGTTACGTCAGGTGCTTACGCATCTTGACTACGGCTGGAAACTTGATGCACGCGGCAGGAAGGACGCGGAATGAGCACTGGATCGAAGTCGCTCAGGTTGGCTGATCAGCTTGTGCGTGAGCCATGGGCATGGCCTGGTGGTTACCCCTTGTATGCGGTAATGGATGACGGCAGTGTGATTTGTCGGCTTTGCGCGGAAGAAGAGCGGGAGTGGATTGCGCTGACCGACGGTCGCGACGGTTGGTGTGTGGTGCGGCTTGAGGTGAATTGGGAGGGCGAGTGCATGTGTTGCGATTGCTGCGGGAGATGGATTGAGGCGGCTTATGGGCGTGAGGATTGAGAACTTTGGGTCGGTCGCTTTTTATGGCCAGGAACTCGGATGTAAGCGGTTTTTACCGCGCGCGGCATGTGCAGAAAATTTTAAAGAACTCTGGGGGGTCGGTTTTTATATAGGAAAAAATGCATTTAAGCTTAGCCAAGCATGCCCGCCTACGCCCCGCCGCCGCGCCGCCGGCCGCCGCGCCGCCGAGCGCCGCCGAGCGCGCACACGCCTCCTATTCTTTATATACAGCGTCGCACGGTTTGCATCAGCATGCAATCGTCAACGCAGCGGCCGGTGTCACGAACTCGCGGTGAGTTAATGACAGCGACAATGCGATTGCGCGGTTCGGTAACACGAACGCGCGGGGTGTTTTAAACGCAAACGCGCGGGGTGTTCGCGACCCTTACCCTGTGCGGGTTCGGGTTGTTAACTGCGCGCGGTGTTCGCGTTAGTTAGGTGCGCACGGTTTGCAACGCTTACCGCTTGCGCGGTTCGCAACGCTTACCGGTGCACGCGCCGACGCACGCGAACGCGGCCGGCATGCGGTAACGGTCGCGCCGGCCGTTGTGCTAGTGGCAACGCGTCCGCGTGACAATCCGGCATACGTGCCCCATGCATGGCTTGCTATGCGGCGCGCGCGACCTTATATATGGATGCGTTACCGCTTACCGCTTGCCATGCTGACCTTTCAGACCGTTTCAGCCGCCGCGCACGCCGCCGGCGTGGCGCATGCGGACGTTGTGCCGTTCGCGTGGGTTTCGGACGTTGTGCGCACCGAAACCGCTTACCGCGCGTCGCTGGAATCAGCGCAACGCGCCGGCAACGTTTCGGACGCCGACGCCGCGTGCCGTCTTGCCGAATCGATCGGCCGCGTTTGTGACGCGGTCGCGGACGCCGGCGACGGATGGAACGTCGCGCCGGTCGTTGCGCTCGAACGCGGCAACCATGCCGACGCCGGTACGTTGCACGCTTGCGGCATTCCATATGTTCGGCCGCTTGAAACGGTCGCCGGCGGTTACGTTGCGCGCGGTCGCTCCGGTGCGGCCGTTGCGTTCGATTCAATCGCGGACGCCGTCGCGCACGCCGCCGGTCCGGTCGCGCCGGTCATTCTGCCCGGGGAAGACGCCGACGCCGTCGCGGCTGTGCTCGCGATTCGCGCCGACGCGGCCGCCGGTCGCCGTGTGAGTCTTGCCGACCTTGCGCGCGCGCAGTCTGCTGCGATTCGCGCGGACGGTGACGCCGCGCACGCGCGCGGCATTGCACGCGCCGCCGGCATGCGCGCCGCGATCGATGCCGAACTGGCGCGCGACTGACACGCTTACCCTTTACCGCTTAGCTGCCATGCATTCCCCTTTTAGATACGTTCCCGGTTGCACCGTCACCTATAGCGGCGCGACTGACACGCGCGGTTCGCAATGGGTTGCCGTGATCAAACGCGGTACAACGGCCGCCGATCGATTCCGCGCGACCGTTCCGTACGCGGAGGGTCCGGACGCGGCCGCGCTTGCCGTGGTTGAACGCTTCAATCGCGCTATGGGTGCCGATTGGCGTTTGATCGGCGCTGCGCTGTCACTTGACGGCGGCAACGCCTACGCGTATCCCGTCGGATCCGCCGAACTGGCGCCCATTGTTCCCCTTACCGCTTGAAACCATGCCTGCAACCGTTACCCTTGCGCTCCCGGACGGCGCCACGATCGACGCGCCGGCTCGTTGGCGCGGTCGCGCGCTTGCCGTGCATGCGCCGGTTAATCACGTACGCGACGGCAAGCAAACGCGCGGCCTATGGGTCATCTCCGGCCACGTGCACGGATTGATGGCCGGAACGTTCCGCGGACCATTGCGCGACGCGATCGCGCTTGCGCGCTTGTGGGATGACGCGTTCGCGGCCGCGTTGCCGGCGTCGCGCGTTTCGGCGCCGTCGCTTGCGCAATGGGAGCATGCGCGCCAATGGTCGTTGCAAGTAACCGGCGCCGAACCGGCGACCGGTCCCGGACCGTCGGCCGATGCAATCCGCATGCGCGAACGCGTCGCGGCCGTCGACGGTGACGGTGCCGAGCAGTTCCCGGCAACGCCAACGATGACGCCGGCCGGTCCCGGTCGCGTTCGATTCGCGCGCCGCTTAAACAACGGCCGCGAACGCTTGCGCAATCCCGAAACCGGCAAAGCTTTACGGATGGACGGCGACGTCGCGGCGTTTAAGGGTCCGGACCCGTTAACGCCGGTGTTTCGCTTGCTGTGGCGCGGCCAATGGGTCGACGTTCCAACAACGGCCGAGCTTATGGAGTGGAGTCTTGACGGCGTCGCCGAAACGCCGGACGGGTCGCGCGTTGAGCCTGACGCGCCGGATTCGTGGCTGAGCTTGCTTGGCATTGTCTAAAACCCTTACCGCTTACCTAAAACCATGCGCACAAACGCACCGCATCGCTTGCCGGCCGACGTTGCCGGCATGCTTGAAACGTTCGAACTGACCTTAGGTTCGTTGCTAACAACAACGTCCGCTAAGGCCGTGCACACGGCCGCCGGCGGAACGTATAACGCCATGCACTACGCGTTACCGCAACGCCAATTAGCACGCGCGATCGATCCGCGAACCGTTGCGAGCATCGCGCCGCGCGGTTACTTGCCGGAACTGGCGGCGCTTGCGGAACGTACCGGGACCGCCGAACTGGCGCGCCGTCACAACGGGTGCATGCATGCAACCGCCGGATGCATTGCAGGCTGCCTAGCAAGCGCCGGCCATGGCGGATTGTCGACGGACGTTGCCGCGTGTCGCGGACGGCGAACGCTTGCCATGGTCGCCGATCCGGTTACGTATACGCGCGCCATGGTTTATGCGATCGCGGCCGAACTGGCGCGTGCGGAACGTCTTGGCATGCCGTGCGCCGTGCGGACGTGCGGAACTGACGAAACGTTCTGGGCCGGACGCGTTGCACCCATAACGCCGGCCGACGCGGTCGCAATCCGCCGGCGGTTCGGCGTCGACGTTGAAACCGGCGACGCGTTGAATCTTGCCGAAACGTTCGCGCCGATGCGCGCGCGCGGCGCCGTGCGCTTTTATGAATACCTAAAGGCCGGCGTCGACGCGCCGACGTCGCCGCTTGCCTGGCTTGCCGCCGGTTGGCAAGACGTCACCGCATCCTTTGCAGCGGACCGGTCGACCGCTTGCCGTGATGCGATCGCGGCCGTGCGCGCCGGCTTGCGCGTTGCATTCCCGGTCCGTCTTGCGCGCGACGCGGCGCCGCTGCGATCAGTCACGATCGAAACCTACGGCGACGCCGTTACGTTGCCGGCGGTCGACGGCGACGCGACCGGCGATGCACGTTGGAACGATCCGGCCGGTTCGGCCGTGATATTGCGGGAGAAACGCGCACGCGGTGCGGATCGAACGATCGCGGAACGTTTCACGATCGCGGACGCGCCTACGATCAAACTAGCGGACGGCCGCCTAATTCTCACACGGTAAGCGTTACCGCCAAACGAAACCACAACGGCGCCGCTAACAACGGCGCCTTTATTGTGCGCGCCAGTAGCTGACACCTACCGGCGCGCGTTTGCATGCGCGGCCGTGCGCTTTGCCGGTCGCGTTTCGTTTGCATTAATTATCCTCAGAATGTAGGAAGTATTTGAAACGCCTTGCAATCGCAAACGTTGTTTATATGTTTACACAAACTTGGGTCCCTCCCGGCCCCGGGACCCGCGATTC